AGTGAGTCCGGACTCAGAAACATCAGAAAGAAATTTTGTAAAATTTTACACCGCAAGACAAAAAACAGGAAAAGATAGATATTCTACTCAATCTGGAACTGCTGATGTTATGGTTCAAGTTCCGGATCCAAAACTATCAACAGAAAGGAAACCTCAAGGAACACAAATCACAACAACAGCAAATAGGGGTGCAGAAAAAGTATTTGAACCATATGTTACTAAATCAAAAGCATCTAAATCAAAAGCATCTAGTCGTCCTCTTCCATCCCGGCAAGGAACTGGAGCTGCTCCAGAAACAAGTATGTCAGATTTGAAATTACCATTAAAAGGTGTTACTAAGAAATATATTTCAAGGGACTTAACTCAAGCACAAAGACAAGCGCAAGCACAGCAAGAATTAGAGGCACAAGCACAATATACACAAACAGCAGCAGAATTAGAAAAAGAAGTAGATAAGCAGAATAAAAAAGTATCAAAAGTAGAACAAGAAGTAAGTCAAGCATCTGTTCCAATTAATCCAGAAACTGGAGAAGCTATTCTAAGGCAATATAGAAAAAACGTAGAAGCACATATGGCATCAGATCCAACTTCACCTACTGCAACAGTAAATAATCAAAGAAGACAATCTGCAAATGATAAACTTAATGTAGCGATAAGTAATCGTGATACTGCTGTTTCAAATCAGCAAGCACATTTAAGCACTCCACCCACACCAGTTCAAACTCAACCAACTCAACCAGCACCTGAACAACAACCGGTTCAAACTCAACCAACTAAACCGGCACCAGTTCAAACTCAACAAGCACCTGAACAACAACCGGTTCAAACTCAACCAGCACCTGAACAACAACCAGTTAAATCAAAAGCCAAACAAGAACCATATAAACCAAATGCTATTGACCGTGATGGGGATGGATTAGTGCAAGATGGGACACCTCACGAAAGACCTGCACAACCAACACAGGAACCAAAAAAGAAAAAAAATACCGGAGAAAAAATGGCTGCTGCTTACGACAAAAAAGTTGATGAATTAGTTAAAACATAAATCTTTTTATTGAAATAAATATTCATAACTGATATATTATGAATGTCACACTTGATTATATCAAAAAAGAATGAAGTTTACTTGCAGATAGAAGCGGAACCTCACGTATATTATGAGTTGAGAGATGCATTTCAATTTGAAGTTCCAAATGCAAAGTTTTCTCCTGCTTATAAAAATAAATGGTGGGATGGAATAATTTATTTGTTTAATGTCAATACAAAAGAAATCTATGTTGGTTTATTAGACCGATTAGTTCAATTTTGTAAAGACCATAATTATACTTACGAATTTAGAAATAACAAATATTATGGTCTTCCATTTGAAATTAATGAAAATATATCAAAGGAAGGAGTAAAAGATTATATTAAATCAATTAGTAAATATGAACCACGTGATTATCAAGTTGATGGGATATATCAAGCACTCAAATATAATAGAAAGGTAATTGTATCTCCAACTGCCAGTGGAAAATCTCTAATGATTTACTCATTAGTGAGATACTATACCGAAAAACAAAACAATATTTTAATTCTTGTTCCAACAACATCTTTAGTTTCTCAGCTTTATAAAGATTTTGAAGATTATGGGTGGGATGCTGAAAATCATTGTCATATGATTTTTTCTGGAAGAGAAAAAGAATCTTCTAAAGAAATTTATATATCAACGTGGCAATCTTTATTTAAGATGCCAAAAAAATATTTTGAAAGATTCAATTGTATAATTGTTGATGAATGTCACACAGCAAAAGCAAAAAGTCTTGTTTCTATTTTATCAAAGATGTGTGATGCAAAATATAGATTTGGATTTACAGGAACACTTGATGGAATAGAAGTAAATAAACTTGTTTTAGAAGGTTTATTTGGTCCATCATATAAAATTATTAAAACTGATGAATTGATGAAGAAGGGTCATGTTGCAAAATTAGATATTAATGTTCTTTTATTGAAACATCCACCAAATAAATTTGAAACTTTTGAAGATGAAATTCAATATATTATAAATCACCAAAAAAGAAATAACTTTATTAAAAATCTTGCTCTTGATTTAAAAGGTAATACTCTTATCTTATTTTCAAGAGTAGAAACTCACGGACAACCTTTATATGAACTTATAAATAGCAATACAATTGATAATCGTCATGTATTTTTTGTTCATGGTGGTGTAGATACTGAAGATAGAGAAAAAGTTAGAGAAATTACTGAAAAAGAAAATAATGCGATTATTGTCGCATCATATGGAACTTTCAGTACCGGAATTAATATTAAAAATTTGCATAATGTTATTTTTGCTTCTCCAAGTAAATCAAGAATAAGAAATCTTCAATCAATAGGAAGAGTTTTAAGAAAAGGAAATAACAAAACAAAAGCAACTTTATATGATATTGCCGATGATATTAGTTATAAGTCAAGAAAAAATTATACATTAAATCATTTAATTGAAAGAATTAAAGTCTATAATGAAGAAAACTTTAATTATGATATTGTAAATATACTTATTAAAAATGATTAGATTAATTAAAAATTTATTTAAAAGAAAACAAAAACAAATTAAAGTTAAAAATAAAAGTTATACTAATGATGAATTCTATTGTATCATCAAATTAGTATCTGGTGAAGAAATATTCTCTTTTGTAATGACTGATGAAAATAATGGAAATCCTATAGTAATTCTTCATAATCCAGTAATTATGAAAATTATTTTAAATCAAAAAGGAATGTTTATTAAAGCAAAGTCTTGGATTGAAATGTCAAATGATGATATGTTTGTGATTCATATGGATAAGATAATTACAATGACAGAAATTAAGGATGAAAAAATAATATCAGTATATAAAAATTATGTTTATGGTAATGATGAAAATCTTGTAGATAATGAAGAAGTCTATAATAATTCAGGTAGAGTTAAACCATCTTCTAATATGGGATACATATCATCTGTAACAGAAGCCCGTAAGAAACTTGAAGAGATATATAAGTCTCTATAAGACTTATAGCTAATACCTTATCTTCAAACCCAACAAAGGTATTCTACTGGTAATTTAGAATGTTGTCAACACCTTTTGTGATGTGTTATAATAAGAACAACTAATAAAACAAAATAATTAAAAAAAATGTCAAAAAAGAAATCAGAACATTATGTAAACAATAAAGAATTGTTAGAAGCATTGATTAATTATCGTGCTAAAATTGCTACAGCACAAAAGAAATATATTGAAAAATATGGTAAAAATCCACCAAGAACGGGTAATTGGGAAGGAAAACCACGAATACCAAATTACTTAGGAGAGTGTTTTCTTAAAATTGCAACTCATTTATCATATAAACCAAACTTTGTAAATTATATGTTTCGTGAAGATATGATTTCAGATGGAATAGAAAATTCAGTTCAATATATTCATAATTTTGACCCAGAAAAGTCAAGTAATCCTTTTGCATATTTTACTCAAATTATTCACTATGCATTTTTAAGAAGAATTCAAAGAGAAAAGAAACAATTAGACATTAAATCTAAAATTATTGAAAGAACTTATTTCGATGAAGTGATGGTGGTTGACGATAATCTACTTTCAGGTAATAATAGTGACTACAACTCAATCAAAGATAACATTTCATACAGGAGTGCAAACAAATAATGCGTCTAGCTATATTGACAGATACACATTGGTCGTTTAAAAGGTCTTCTCGTTATATGCACGATTATTTTGAATTATTTTATAAAAATGTATTTTTTCCAACATTAGAAAAAGAAGGAATTGATACGGTTATTCATATGGGAGATGCATTTGATAATCGTAAGAGTATTGATTTTGGTGGACTTGATTGGACACGAAGAGTTGTTCTTGACCCACTATCAAAATATAATGTTCATATGATTGTTGGAAATCACGATATTTTTCTTCGCAATTCTACTCAAATTAATTCACCATCTCTTCTTCTTAAAGATTATCCAAATATCAAAACTTATAGTTCTCCAACAAATACAAAAATTCAAGATATTGATGTAACTCTCATTCCTTGGATTTGTGAAGATAATTATGATAATACGCTTAAAGTAATTCAAAAATCAAAAGCAAAAGTTGTTTTTGGTCATTTAGAACTTCAAGGATTTCGTGTAAATAAAAATTTGGTAATGGAAGACCACGGAATGGATTCAAAAATTTTTGATAAGTTTATAAAAGTTTTTTCAGGGCATTACCATACACGTTCAAACAATGGAAAGGTATTTTATCTTGGAAATCCTTATGAAATGTTTTGGACTGATGTTAATGATACTCGTGGATTTCACATTTTTGATACAGAAACATTAGAACATATTCCAGTAAATAATCCGTATAAATTATTTTATAATGTTTACTATGAGGATACTCCTTGTCAATTATTTGATTTTAGTGAATATAAAAACAAAATTGTAAAAGTCATTGTTCGTAAAAAAACAAAACCAAAAGATTTTGAAAAATTTATTGATAAGTTTTATAGCGTAGGTGTTCAAGAATTAAAAATTGTTGAAAATTTTGATATACAGGAAAATGAAGAATTTGTAATTGACGAAGAAGAAAATACGATTTCAATTCTTTATAGATATATTGATGAATCTGATTTTGAATTTGATAAAGAAAAAATTAAAAATATATTTCAAGAACTTTATTTACAAGCTTGCGAAGTAGAGTAATGTTTCTTCTAACACTTAAAGACAGAAAAGATGACGGTGCATATGCAGTTCAAGATAAATTAGGTCGTAAGGTTTTGTTTTTATTTGAAGAAAAAGATGATGCATTGAGATATGCATTAATGTTAGAAGACGAAAAAGAAACTGAAATGAGTATTGTTGAAGTTGATGATGATGTTGCAATAAACACCTGTAAGATGTATAATTACTATTATGCTGTAATAACTCCTGAAGATATTGTGATTCCTCCTAAAAATGATTAATTTTAAAAAAATTAAATATAAAAATTTTTTAAGTACAGGTAATAATTGGGTAGAAATTGATTTTAATAAACATCACACAAATTTAATAGTTGGGAAAAATGGTGAAGGTAAGTCAATCTTATTATGTGCTCTTACTTTTGCTCTCTTCAATAAGAGTTTTAGAAAAATTAATAAGAATCAATTAGTAAATAGTGTAAATGAAAAAGATTGCTTAGTAGAAGTAGAGTTTTCAATTAATAATAAAAATTACTTAGTAAGAAGAGGAATTAAACCTAATATTTTTGATATTGAAATTGATGGCGTTCTTTTACAGAAAAAATCAGACGAAAGAGAAAATCAAAAAGTTTTAGAAGAAAATATCTTAAAAGTTAATTATAAGTCTTTTAATCAAGTTGTTATTATGGGTTCAAGCACTTTTGTCCCTTTTATGCAACTACCAGTAGCACATAGAAGAGAAGTTATTGAAGACCTTTTGGATATTCGCATTTTTTCTTCAATGAATTCTTTAATTAAAGAAAAGATACGTTCCCAGAAAGAACAAATTAAATCTTTAGAAATTTCAAAAGAAAATCTAAAAGAAAAAATATTAATGCAAAAGAATTTTATTGAAGAACTTGAAAATCGTGGAAATGCAAATATAAATTTAAATAAAAATAAAATCATCAAATTAGATGGGGAAGTATCTACTTATCTTATTGAAAATGCAAAGATTGAAGAAAGTATATTTAAATATACTAAAGAACAAGAATTTGTGATTGGTGTTGAAGGTAAGTTAGAAAAATTAAATAATTTGAAAGGAAAATTATCACAAAAGGTATTTGCAATTACTGAGGAGCATAAGTTTTTTAGTGAAAATACGGTATGCCCTACTTGCACTCAAAACATAGAAGAAGAATTTAGATTAAATAGAATTGAAAATACAAAAAATAAAGCAAAAGAACTTCAACAAGGATTTAAAGAACTTGAAAATACTATTAAATTAGAACAAGAAAGAGAACGTCAATTTTTAGAATTATCTAAAGAAATTACAAAACTCAATAATGAAATTTCTAAGAACAATACTCGGATTTCACTTAACCAAAGACAAATCAGAGACTTTGAACAGGAAATTCAAACTATTACCGAACAACTTGAAAATAGAAATACTGAACATAAAAAGTTAGAAGAATTTCAAGAAAATCTTCAAAAAACTTTTACTGAATTATCTAATAATAAAGAAAAAATTCTTTATTATGATTTTGCATATTCTTTACTTAAGGATGATGGAGTAAAAACTAAAATTATTAAAAAATATCTTCCTTTTATCAATCAGCAAGTAAATCGTTATTTGCATATGATGGACTTTTACATTAATTTTGAATTGGATTCTGAGTTTAATGAAACTGTAAAGTCACCAATTCACGAACATTTTTCTTATAGTTCTTTTAGTGAAGGAGAAAAAGCAAAAATAAATCTTGCTCTTATTTTTACTTGGAGAGAAGTTGCAAGAATTAAAAATTCGGTAAATTGCAATCTTATGATTTTTGATGAAGTTTTTGATGGTTCATTAGATGAATTTGGAACGGATAACTTCCTAAAAATCATTCGTTATGTTATAAAAGATGCAAATGTTTTTGTGATTTCTCATAAACCAGATTTACAAGATAAGTTTGAAAATACAATCAAATTTGAAAAGAAGAATGGTTTTACTTACAAAACTGAACTATAGGACACTTTGAGAACTGGACTACTTGACTTTTATAAGTATAGATAGTATTATATTCTCATAAGCATAAGACCAATGCAAGTTCCAAATCGTCATCATCATTCTAAAAAGGAACAAAAGAGAAAACTCAAACCTCAAGCATTGCGACAAGCAAAAGCACGTCGCCAAGCACTTAAGAAACGTCTCAATCAACGAGACGTTTTTTTTTTTTATAAATAATTAGAAAGTTTTTTAGAAAAAATGAGAGACCAAGAAATTGTAGGACTTTGGGAAGCTTATAGTTCCATTTATGAATCTCCTGACAGTGACATAGTTAATGAAAATATACAGAATAAAGTTAGTGACGCTTTAAATACAGGTGTTAAAATTGGAAAAAAGATAGAAAAAAATCCTGTCCTTGGACCTCTTATGTCTATACTGAAACCAGTTCGTCCTGGTACAGATAGGGGTCCTGTTACTCCCACACATCATAATGTTGCAAATCGCCAAGAACAATTTGAAACTTGGGTAAATGACCTTGTAGAAGAAGGTTATGATTTAAGTGATTATACTTGGAATGATATGTATGAGATGTTTATGAATCTTGATGAAGGTGACGGACGAGGACGAGAAGGATTTAGATTTGATTATAATCAGAAACACGGAAGACCTTTCATAACTCCAGAAACTTCGCAAAGAGCAAGTGAAACAGAAACTCTTGGTGGTGGTACTTATCAAAGAGGACCAAAAAGATTACCAAGAAAGAAGAGTAAATATGATAAACAAGTATTATCAGGAGTTCGTGCCGCAAGTGAACAAGAAAAGCAAAGAGCAAGGCAAAGATTAAAAAAAAGAAGATCAACGCAATCCCCAATTAAAACTGAGGAAGTAGAAACAGACCTTTTTGATTACATTCTTGAGCACTTAGTTGCCGAAGGTTATGCTGATACCAATGATGCAGCACTATCAATTATGGCAAATATGAGTGAAGAGTGGAAGCAGAGTATTGTTGGAGACCTTCTTGATGAAGGTGAAAAACCATTTCCACACGAAAAGGTTAAAGCAAAACAAGTAGCACTTCGTGATAAAGGTGGTAATGCTCTAGATCGTAGAATGAAGATGGGAATGGCCGTTCGTCGTGCTAAAGAAGCACGAAGAACTGGTGGTTCTCAAAGAGACGCTGGAAAAGGTTGGTATCACGGTAGATAAATACCACTTCTCAAATCGTCCAAAAGGTGCCATAAAGGCACCTTTTTTCATATATATTATACTAAATGTGAGGTATAAATATGCTCACCATAAGGACTCTGG